TTAAATCCAAGTGCTGTATTGAAACTAGCAGTAGTATTAGAGTCTAAAGCATTAGAACCTACGGCTACGTTTGAAGCTCCAGTTGTGTTTGCTGCCAAAGCACTTCTACCAAAAGCTGTATTATTAGAAGCTGTTGTGTTTGCCCCTAAAGCACTTACTCCTACAGAAGTATTGTTACCTCCAGTAGTACAAGCATCTAAACATAAACTACCAACAGCTACGTTTGAATCTCCAGTTGTGTTATCCTTCATACTGTCATTTCCAACAGCAGTATTATTAGCAGCAGTTGTATTATTAAGTAATGCTCTATAACCAACAGCAACACAGGCATTACCTGATGTGTTTGACGTAAGTGTTTTATGACCTAATGCAGTATTATTACCACCAGAAACAGAAGCATCTAAAGCACTTTCTCCAAGAACAGTGTTACCAGCAACAGAGTTTGCACCTTTTCCTATATTTATACTATTTATTGTTCCATCAACCGCAAAAGATGGGCCACCAGTAAGCGTAAAAAGATTTATAAATGCGTTTCCAGATGTATTATTAAGCTGCATAATACCTGTATTGGTATTAGCAAAAAATTGACTAGCGTAATTTGTAGAAGGGGCAGATGATCCAGTACTGTTATTTGCTAAAGCTTGAAAAGCAGCTTGTAAGTCTAAACGGACTGCATTTCCTGTGCCATTATCTATTACAAAATCATTTTGGCTCATTGTCTAACCTAATTTTTTAATCTAAGTATATCTTACTTTAAAATCAACTACCACGCCCGAATCCTGTAGCAGCATATTTGAAATTTCTATTTACAAAAGTTTCATTATTTGAAGTATCTCTATTTTTAACATTAATCGTAAATCCAGTTGAAGAAATACTTGCAATATTAAAGAAATCACCAGCAGCAGCATTTTCAATAGTTATACCTACAGAAGGTTTTACACTATCTGCTGCAATGCTAGTACCAGACTGACCTGTGAAAAAGCTGTTGGTAAATGTTACAGATTTGGTAGATGTACCAGAAGCAATCAAACCGTTTGTAGCTCCAGCATTACCAAGACTTGTTTCTGTTCTACTTTCTAATTCTGCTGTATATCCTAGTTGATCTATTTCTATTGACTGCGCTGGGTCGTTAGTGTCCATATCACATCTAAATTTAAAACCTCTTGCAACATAAACACCATTAACAAAAGGATTAAATTGACTGAAATTAGCGCCATAAGTACAAGATGTACCACTAGATATTGTTGCACTTGTAGCTGAAGTAACTGTAAATGTTGAGGCACTAGGTACAGAAACAATTTGATAATTTCCATCTGTTGCAGAGCCAGCAGTAAAGTCAATGACTACAAAATCACCAACAGAATATCCATGCGAGGTCTTGGTTATAGTGATCGTTGTAGCACTCTGTTCGTAAGTAGCTGAAACTGATAAATCAGGATCTAAGTCAGTTGTGGCGACTAGCATAGAAGCTCCAACATCAAATGCGGTGGCTTGGTCAAAGTCAGTCCAAGTATCTATCAAAGCTGTTCTTTTATCAAATAAGTCATTAGGGTAAAAACCTTGTGTGACCATATGTCTACGCAAACGTAACGGTTGCTTACCACCTAAATCTAGTGTGTTAGCAAAACTATAAGAACCACCAGTAACATCAATAGCACCTAAAAAATCAAAATCAGGTATAGCATCAAAATCTGTCTGCGAATCTAAAGTTTCCAACGATCCAAGTACAAGACCAGTTACCTCATCACTAAAGAAACAATCAACTTTCTCACCAGCAAAAGGTGGTGAATCATTATCTTCTCTATCTTCTAAAATTGTTAACTTAGGAAATACATCAGGACTTGTTGAAAGAACAACAACAGAAGCATCACCAGAACTAAGTCTACCGCCATCATCTTTGAACTTTAAAAGGTACGTTCCATTTACAATATTTGGAACAATACTTTCACTGACGTTTCCAGAAAGTTCGGGCAAAACATCAACTGAATTGGTAAACGTTGCTCCAGTTGTAAGGTTAGAACTGCGAATTACCACGTTTCCACCATGAGTTACGTCAATATCAGTAGATTTATCAAAACGTAATCTTACAAATTCATCTGATAATGGTTCGATTCTTACATTTTGAACATCTGCTGGTACTGCTGTTTTTCCTTCAGCAATAAAAGTGAGTGGAGAAGGTATTATGCTTGGTTCAAAAAATGCGTTGTAACTAAAAACCTCAAACTCATAAGTTCCTAATTCAGAATCAAATATTTCAAATACTGGACTCTGTACAATAGTTGTCTGAAAACTACCATCATTAAATTTATGTTTTACTGAATATTGTGAGACACCTGCTACTGGCTGCCATGTTAAAAGTATTTTACTTACGGCTCTATCACCTAAGACAATAATTAGTTCTTCTGCTGTTAAATCACTAGGAGAATCTTTTAATTCAACTAAATTTTTTATAACAGGTGTTGTTATTGCTGCTCCATCTTCTACAAAAGCGTATTTATCAGAATTATGGAACATTCCAGTTATGGTAAATAAATTATTATCTTCAGTAACAGATAAGACTCTGAAATCTTCAGTTTCAACAGCAATTCTTACTAATAACCAAACACTATTTACTTGTGGTGCAGAAGCAAATGCACTAGAAACTGTGATAACAGAACCAGATATTGTAGATATTGTTTGAGTTTCTAAAGTACCATCTGTAAGTATTACTGATAATTGATCCCCACTAGCAGCCTCAGTTGGTAAGTCTTTTGTGTTATCTACAGTAATTTGTGTTGTTGTAGCTGCTGCAATTCTTCCAGAACGTCTTAATCCGCTACGAACAGGATCTTGGATTGTGATTATATTGCTAGGTCTGATCAACGATCCAGCATCAGCAGTTGTGGTAAATGTAACTGTTTCAACCTCGTTATTCTGTGTGTAAAGATGCCATAACCCCATTCTCCTTGCTTGGGCTTGATCACTACAGCCTATTGCTTCAATATTTTTAACAACTACTCCATACTTTGATTGGTTTGCAGCAGTATCTTCAACAGTTTCATACTCATAGGTTCTGGTTTCATTTTGAAAATATTTAACATTTATTACTGTATTTTTTGTTTTTTGGCTTGCATTTGTGTAAACAAAACCATCTTCAGTTACGTTTGCATAAGAAAAGAAATATGAACTTGTGGTTGGTCGATCTTGTACAAGAGTTACTTTGCCATCTTCAAAAAATAAACTTGCCCTCATAATACTGGCAATCTTGTTAAGAATTGTATAGCCCTCAAAAACTTTTTGTATAACTAAATTGCAACTAAATCTAGGACTAGTACCACCTTGACCATTATCTATAAGTGTTGAATTATATTCAGAAGCGTTATAAAAAGAAAATTTATCTACCTCATCTTCTGATATAAAATCACCAAATCCAGCCCTATTTTCAGTAATAAGATCATAAAGAACCCAAGCTGGATCATTACACCATTCTTTTGTTGCTTTTAAAGTTCCGTTAAAACTACCACTAAATGACAAAGACCCATCTGATCTGACAGTAGCATTGTGAGGAATCTTGATAAGACGTCCTCTAATTCTATACATTCTCTGTGGAACGGATCTAAAAATTTCAGCATCAAAACGTAAAGCGGCAACAGCAGTATTTGGATATGTAGGAGTTTCAAAGACTAATTCTGTTATTGAAGTTAATTCAAAAGCATTTACAAGCCTTACATCTGTACTATCTACTGTTTCTCTTGTTAAAGTTACAGTTAGTGGAAAATCAGAAGTGGCAATATCTGAAGGCAAAACTATAATATGATCTTTAAAATAAGGTGATGTACTTTTACCAATAATTCGCCCACCACTTGAAAACTTAGAACGATCTAAACCAGTTAATAAAGTTTGCGGAACAATTTTTTTCAGTAAAGTACCAGCTTGATCTTTTACTTGAATATTATATTCAACTGTTGTACCAGATATATTTCCATCATCTTCTATTTTTTGTAAACGTGGAAAACCAACAGTTACTCTTATACCATCTGTATTAGTATCAGTTATAGATACAACACGAGGCTGGGCAACAGTAACATTTTGGCCAATAGGTCTATCTCTTTCTGTTTCAGATACACCTCTAATTTTTGTTTGATCTGCTGTACCTACTTTTGGTATAAATGCTGGTCTGTTAGAGGAAGTCGTACCAAAATTAAACGTACCGTCTGCTGGATCTGTGTCTGAAGCAGATTGCTGTAAAATTTGTACGTTATTTAAAAATACATCTTTTAAAGCGGTTCTATTATAATCATCTGTACCTAAAGTATGCCCAGCATCTATTGCAGATGGAAACCCAGCTATTTCACCTTCACAAATTACATCTACAGTTGTAACAAATTGACGAGAACCAATCTCGCCATCTTTCATCTCAGCATCATAATACTTTAAACCTTCTCCACCTCGATAACCACCAGAGTAATCAATACCTCTCCATTTAAAATCTCTTACACTTCTAGGTAATGGCATTTTTAATTAACCTCCAAAAAATACAGGGGCAGTATCAGTTCCCGATGAAACCACAATAGATCCAGTAAATACTTCTCCATAAATAAGAGGTATGCAAACTCCACTACGACTAACATTTTGAATGCCACTAAATGAATAATTAACTCTTGCATCTGTCTCACTTAAGCCAGAAGTAACATCACCTACTGTAGGAACTTGTTGTGGTAATAATAAATTACTTGCTCCCTGTAAAGCCATAGATGTACCAACAACTGTTAATGCAGAAGCTAAATATGTAGCCAAAGTTTTACCAACAACAAAAGTAGCAACCTCTGTTGCAAATCCACTTATAAGTAAACCAGCAAGAATTGAAAAAAAAGCGCCAGAAACAATAGGAATCATTCTTATTTCACCTTCACTTTTTACTATCAAATCATCTTCTGTTTTTACAACATCATTATTAATTGTTATACGATACATATTTTGTTTTACATGTGATTCTATTTCTGGATAATTACAGACTAAATATTTGTAAACATCTTTCATGTTTTTAACATCTGCATAATTAACGTGCCACCCTACTAACTCTGCTAATCTTCCATACAGTTTAATTTTTCTTAAACCTTGCTCATCTTCTCTTCTTTCTCTATCAATAAACTTATCTTTACTGAGCATAGGTTTATGCTCTTGAGGTTTTAATTCTTGTACCTCGTTATCTTTAGGGTCAAAAATAAACCATGATAAACCAAGAAAATCACAATTTTTTATATCTTCTTCTGATGGTGTTAAATCTCCATTTGGGTGCGAGTGGCAGATATGTAATACAGTCCCAGTTTCTTCTGCTTTTGCCCAATCTTCTGGATCTATCGTAAAACTATTTGCACCTTCAACAGCGATATTTTTACAAGGATAATATTCTTCTTTCCCTTTAATATCTAAGACCAACCCACAAGACTCCTCTGGTAGTTGAGCTTTAGCGTGATGTAATGCTTGTTCTTGCCAGTTGTTCATGCAAACGTACCAACAGAAGGAAAATCTTTTCTTGTAATTATTCTCTTTGGTGCTGTTCTATTTTGCAAGTCAAGAGTCATTGCAAGTTCAAACTCTACAAAATCTTTACTCTCAACAGTTTTTCTATCAATAAAAAATGTTTGGTTTTCGTAAGTATTATTTGCTGGTGTTCCAAATGGATTAGTGCCAGATTCAAAGTTTGCATTATCAATAAATTTTAACAAGGTAGTAATCCTTTTGAATTTTGCTCCATTCAAATCATTTTTAGGTGTTGTTAGGTTTGCTTGCGTCATCAAGGCAGTAACACTAGATAATATGTTACTAATTTTTACTGTTGGTCTTGGTAGTGCTGTTCTTGCTATGGAATACTCAAAACCATTTGATTCAATAGGTATTCTTTGGTATGTATTACCTTGAAATACAACATTAAAGGTAGTGTTCATATTGATGCCATTATGAAACCTAGAAACATCAGTACTGCCATGTAAGGCAGCGACAAGATGTATTTCAAACAGTTCTATCTTTGCACTAGGGTTAGCTTTTTGTAGCTCTTCTGTAGGTATTGCCATTATGGTTCAAACACCTCCCTAAAGGTTGCGTTAATTGTTGCCCTGTTTACATAAGGAATAGATTTTAACCAGCTTTCGCATACAAAATGAGATGTTCCCGATTTAGTGACTGTACAATTTCCAGAATTTGTTGCACTACTTCCAGCAGTAATAACAAATGTATTTGCGTTAGTCAATGAAACAACAGAAAACGTACCATCAGTTGCAGAGCCAGAAGTAAAATCAACAGTTATAGAATCGTTAGCGAATAATTGATGTGCAGTAACAGAAACAGTAATAGTAGTGCCACTTTGGGAATAAGTACCTGTTTTTACAGACTCTTCACTTGGTGGGGTAAATGTGAATGATGCTTGATCTAATGCTCTTTCGTTTAAAAAGTATTCAATCTCATCACTAGCTGTTTCTGAGATATTTTGAAAAATTAAATTATAAATCTTTCCATTTTGATGTGCTGCTATGCCTACGAGTTGACGTTGTTCAAAACCATCGGCAAAACGTACCTTTTTAATATTAGGCTGACTTCTTTTTGAAAAGCCGCTATATGCTGGTTGTACTGTAGTTGGAAAAGCTGCCATAATTATGCGTTAGATAAAAGCCCTCCAGCACGTTTTTGGTTTATAAGTTCAGCTTGTATTGCTGCTGCTAATACGTTACCAAATTCATTAGCCTGTCCGTCATTACCTTCAACAGAAGAACCAGAAGCATCAACATTAACAGTCACTATATTTGTAACCTCTCCACCTATTTGATTGTTTGGCGTTATGAATCCTCTGCTTGAACCCATTGATAAAATCTCTGGGCCTTTTTCTCCAACTATGAAATTTTTATTAGCAGCTACAGGACCACCCGCAGCCTTTCCTCCACCAAAAACTTTTCCTAAAAAGCCTCCAATCTTTCCACCAATACCAGATACCGCTTGTTGTATGGCAACCTCAATAAGTTTACGCTTAAGGTCATTTAATACACTCACAGCAGCTTGCGCTAATGTTTTAGTACCTTCTACAGCATCAGCAAGGTTTGAAACAATTCCATCTTCTACACTTTGCCCTATTTCTTTATATTTTTCTTTTAGTTTCTCGGCTGCTTTCTCTTGCTCTTTTATTTTATTAACACTTTCTTGAAGTTTTTTATTATCCTGCTCTCTCTTGAATAAGACGCCTCCTAAAAGTTCTCCATGTTTTTCAACAAGTTCATTTTTTCTTTGCTCTAAATCAAATTGTTTTCTCCCTTCTTCAGTATTAATTTTTGATCTCTTGATTATTTCTTCTAGTTCTTCTTTTTGTTCATGGATATTTTTTGCTGCTGTTCTAAATTCTTTTGCAAAACCTAATTCATCTGCTGTAGCTATTTTTGCTTTCAGGTCGTCTATTGCCTTAGGTAAAGCACCACCTATTAATTCAATAACTTCCGTACCTGATAATTTTTCTCCTAAACCAAGTATATTTTTCAATCCACCTTGTTTTTTAATTCTTTCTTGTTTAGCTTGTAAATCTGCAAGTTTTTTCTCTAACCTTTCAAGTTCTGCCCTTGCTAAATCAGTTTTTCCTGCTGCCAATTCTTCATTAAGTCTTTTCTGTGCATTAAAAGTCTCTAATATTTTTGTTGCCAATATTCCAAAAGCTATAATTGCAAGACCAATCCCAGCTTTTGCAAGTGCAACTTTAAAAGCATTTGCAGCAACCGTAGCATTAGCAAAACCAATAGATGTAGCTGCAAGAGTGGCTTTTGTGCCGATAAGATTACCTGTTGCAATACGAGCAGATACAGCAACAGCTATTAGATTTGTTTTTAAAAGAGGTAAGGCGACAGCAAGACCTTTTACAGCTAAAGTTATGCCAGCAATAATAGCTGTTACCTGACCACCTTCTGAGTTTAAAAAATCTAGAAAAGCTGTTAAGGCTTTTACTGATTTATCTAAAACAGGTAAAAGAGCCTTTCCAAGGCTTTCACTAAAATCATTGACCTCTTCCATTAACAGGTCAACACTACCAGCAAACCCTTTTGAAGCAGCAAGTGCAGCTTCATCATATGATTCTTTAACAATATTTAAAATCATAGTATGCGCTTTTGCAACCTGATTTGTTTTCATTAATTGCTTGATTACATCTGTCTGCTGTTTACTAAAAGCAATACCAGAACGATTTAAATTGGATAAATTTCTCTCAGGGTCTTGTAATGCTTTTGCAAGTTGCATGAAAGAAGTATTAACATCAACTTGGTTAATTTGTGCGATGTTAGCTGCCTGTTCAGCAACACTTGCATATGAATCAACACCAATTTTTCTAAAACTTGTTAATAAAGCAAATCCTCGAGTAAATTCATCTTGACTAAATAAAGTTGCATTTCCTAAATTATCTGCAGCCTCTTCCAACTCTCTTAAAACATTTGTACCTTTACCTAAATTATTTAGACCTTTAGCAAGTATTGCTGCATCTCTTTCTCTAGATTGAAAAACACTTAATGATCTACCAAGTAATGAAACAGCGGTACCAACAGCAAGAATAGGAGCTAAACTTGAAGCTAATGCAGAACCTAATCCTCTTGCTGCTGTTGATGTTGCAGCCAAAGATTTTGTTGCACCACTTGATGCTGCTGATAATTTATTTGTAGCTGCAGAAGCATTATTTAAAGAACTGACAGCATTTCTGGTGTCAACTCTTAAGGTAACAATACTTTCAGCCACTTAGCTTATAAAATACATTTCTTTTATCTTACCTGTTATTTGCTCTTTGACGCATCTTTTTTTCATTCTCATATTTATTTTCGTAATATGCAGCCCAATATATAAACTCCTCCTCTGTCATATTTTGTCTTAGTTCAGTTAATGTTTTACCTAACTCAGAGGCGAGAAACAACTCAAAGTTTAGCCAGCTATTTCTCTTTAATCGTTTTTTGCTGTATCAACGTCTATTTTTAGTTCAAATAAAAATAACTCAATATCATTTAAAACTTTCTCTGGTAACATTCTTTGTAAGTCTGGTGCATCAGCTAAAGCAAACATTTTTGTACCATCTTCTTTTTGTGCAATTTGACAAAGTAATTGTGTAGATACCATTAAAGCATCATCACTACCAACAGCAGTTTGTGCTTTTTGTCTGTCATATCTGGTTAATGGTGGAAAGTATATATCAATTTTTTGGCCAGAAGGTGTTTCTAATACATATTTGCGTCTTGTAGACATAACATCACTAAAAGCATCAGTAATAATGTCTACAGTTCTTTTTGTTGTCATAAAAAATTAGATACGTTTACCTAATGTACTATATAGCTGAAGTTATAGCACCACTTGTCGTGAAACTGATGTTTATAATTTGAACTTCACCAAGGGTTGCGCCATATTCAGCGTTAGTAATAATACCAGCAAAACTAATTTTTTTTGCTGAAGTTGCAGAATCAGGAAATAATTCAAATAGAGCATCAGCATTGTCGCCTGTGGTTAATACATCATCTATAAATGTTGTATACCCTGCACCTGTTTCACCCGGAGCATATAAAAGCTCTGCTGAACCTTCGCCAGAAATTAAGCCACCGATATTTGTTTTAAATGTATCGCCTTGCTTTGTTGTCTCCATTATATCTTTGCTAATAGATAAAGACCAAGACCTTGTTTGTCCAACATCAGCTTCAGTACCGCCAGCGTTTTCAAACATGATTTTACCAACATCACCCTTAATAGCCATAACAAAAAAAAGTATTTATTTAATATTAACCTTTTTTAGGTTTTTTCACATCTTTTTTTAAACTTTCTTGGTTTTCCATGTATCTTTTGCAGCGTCCATCCCAATAAACAGGGTCACGTCTGCCTTTTACAGCTTCAATTGCATCAAGCATTGTTTCTGTTATTTCCATTTAAAGTTCCTCATATATTTCAAATGTAATTCTAACTTGTGTTTGAAATTTACCTTCTGGACTTAAGGATAAAACTTCAGGACCAATAGGCGAATCAAAGATTACATTTGAAACTGTAAGATTATTGTAAAGGTCACGCAGTCTTTTGCCAATCACTAAATTTGCACCAGAGCCAATACCTTCCTCTGTAAAAATATTTAAAAGAACTAAACCTACAACACTATTAGTAGAATTAGCAGATCCGCCCTGCGTTAAATAACCACCAGTTCCAAAACTTGTTATACATTGTACAAAAGTATCTTCTGTTGTTGAATCAAAGGGTTGGTTATTAAATACAACAGATATTGCAGGGCTACTCGCAAGTTCTGTAGCAAGTCTTGCTTCTATGGTTTGTCTGACTGTATTTAAATTAATTGCAGCCATTACATACTCCTAATAATTCTTTTTAATTCTTGTGGAATATATTGAGTTGTAAGTTGTTTTGCTTGTAATTCTGGAAAGCCTTTTATTGTTTGTTGTCTTGTTCTGTATCTACCCTTCCAACTAGGTGGTAACGCTGTTCCATAAATAACTGGTTCGGCATATTCAATATTATTAATAATAGTACCTCTTAAATTTTGTATATTTTTTTTCCAGCCATTTCTTAAATTACCAGTTTCGCCTACAGGTGTTGCATTTTTTGAAAGTTCTGTCCAACGTAATGTTGTTTTTTGTACTAACTCTTGTACTGCTTCTTTCATTAGATCATCTATTTGGTCTAACTTTATTTGTCGTACCATTATGCCCTCAAGAATAATTCAAAGGTTATTGGTATATTATTTTGTTGATTTGTTACAACATTTATAATTTTAAAAACAACAGAAGCAACTACAACCTTATCTTTGGGTGTTGGTACAAATGTAATGTCACCAGCAGATATCGTTAGTTTTTTGTCCTCTGCCTGTATTAAATCATTTACTTCAGTATTGTTTATATTTTCTAATAAACCTTTAACTACAGTATCACTATTACTTTCACTCACTGCGCCAGTAGCGGTATCGTAGGAGCCGTTAGTAACTTGTCTTATAGTTACACTACCTCCAAGCTTTACTAAGCTTTTAGAGGCCACTTTTTTTAATGAAGAGGCAAGACCCATTAGACACGATATGCAATGACTTGACCGCTGGCCAGAGTAATACTTGTAATGATTCCTTCAATCTCTGATGCAACACCCATGGTAATACCATTAACAGTTGATGAACCATTCTCTGTAATTACTTCAGATACAAGAGTCACTTCTGCAGCAGCAAGACAATGAATCTTACCAAACCTACCAGTATGTGCGTTTGTGTCTGTGATAATAATTGCGGCTGGGTAGTTGTAGTTTCCCATTTAGTTAACTCCTTTTAATAGCGACATTGCCGGGTCCACTTATTCGTAGACCAGTAAAGTACCGTTCAAATAGTGGTGGTACTCTATCAGCACCAACAGCACCATAAAAATTAGGTTCTACATCAAGACTACCAAGTTTTACCTTTTTGTAATCTTCAAGTCCTGATAATCCTAACCCATCTCGATTGTTATTCAAGTAAACAGCTAATATAACTTGTGCTTTTTTAACTTGTTCTGGTATCTCTGTTTCTGAAAAATAATCTGTTGATATACGAAAAGGAAAGCCAACAGAATAAGTATTGATATATGTATCTGGTTTTCGTACACCTTGGCGAGGCCATTGCAATGCTTGTGTATTAGTAACCCTTGCTCCTAAAAATCTTTCACGATCAACTCTGACCGCAGCAGTAAATAAAGCTCTGTTTTTATTATCATTACTAGAACCATCCCACGCAGAAACATCATCATCAAGTATTAAACCTTCAACAATAGAATTAGCCGCATCTAAAGTGACATAACTATTAGCTGAAGCACTACCTACTGTCGCTGTTATTGTTATCGCCATTTTTTAACTTAGGTTTTCGTTTGCGTTTTGTTTTGGGTTGAACAGAAGCCACCGCTTTGGCAGCTTCTTGTTCTTTTTTTCGCTTAAAAGCAAATAACCCCATTAACCAGCCTTAAGGATTTGGTAGTTAAGTACGATTGCTTCGCCTAATGAACCAGCAGATACGTTAGTAACTGTGATTGCAAAAGATCCAGCAGCAATAGTATTAGCTTGCACTAAATATGCGCCTGCTGTACCAGCACTTGCGTGATTAACAATAACAACATCACTTGCAGTACATTTTGTATTTGTAACTGCAAAAGATACTTCAGCCGCTGCTGCAAGAGCCGCGTCATCCATTGTTATAACACCAGCCACTTTACTTAAAGTGACACCTGTAGCTTTACTTGTTGCCTGCGTAACTGATCCTGTTTGATCTGAACTAACTCCAAGAGCCGTTCCCGCAGTAGCTTCAAAAACTGATGGCATAATTTAGTTACCTTAGTCTTGTGTTGATACGTTAGTTGCCCTAACTATACCAATGTTTTTTGTCTCGTAGACTTTCGACCATTTGCCTACTGTTGCCAACTCTGCTCTTGTTGGGTTTACATCTGTTGTTGCCCA